AAGCCGGACACCTCATCCATCATGTTGATGATGTCCACGACATCCTTGAATGCCTCGTCCGGCACCTTAGGCGTGATGTCCTTCACATCAGCCCCCGCGCCCAAGGTGACCCAGCCCGCATTCCGGAACTGGTCGTATAGCTCGTCCGTCATGCCCGACTCGCCAATGAACGCCAGCAGGCGGTCGTACTGCATGGACATGATCTTCTTGATGTCGTCCAACCGGTCGCGCAGCAGATGCTGTAATTTCATCAGATCGGCAATCTCCGATCTTCCCCAGAAATAGGGCGTCATGGAGTTGGTCCGGATCACTCCGTAAGGCAGATACTCCGGCACGAACATATTGGTGCGCTTGTATCTCGGCGCGATCAGGATGTCCGGTTCCACCATTTGGATGGTCGTGTAGTCCTGCCGCTCGTCATCGATCACCCAGCCCTCATGGAAGATCATCATCTCCTGCGTCACCGCCGGAGACATCTGCATCCCCATTGGATCGGCGGTGACTTCGACTAGTCCCCCGGGTTGCTGAACGAACGGAGGATCTGTCTGTACAACTGGCGCAGTTCCCGCCAGCAGGACTTGGTGGAAGTAGGTGTCGGCGTCGTCGCCGGCTTGCTTGCGCTTGGCATAGGAGAGGGCACGGCGGAAGAGTTCCTGGGCGTTGGGGAGGTGTGAGATCCGCCGCCAGAGGTCGAATGGTGTGATGATGTTGGTCTCGACGATCGCTTCCTGCTCACCTAAGGTCTCCCTATCCTCGCGGTAGACGCCGATCTGCCACGGCATGATCAGCTTGCAGATGGCGCCGCCATTGCCATACATCAGTTTCGGAATGCAGACCCCATGGTCCAGAGAAATCCGGACACCTTGGGCAAACTGCATATCGATGTCCCGGCGCTGAATTTCCCGGGTCACGACCTTGGCGGCAATCTCCGCCTTATCCAACACATCCTTCCCGTAGTTGTGCGTGAAATCCATCTGCACCCTAAGGTCATTCGGACTGAACAGATAGGACGACAGCCGCTCGTTATGGCTGTAAAGCTTGTTGAGCAGGCTGGTATTACCGTCAGGCGAGCCAGTAAAAACCCATTGCCGTTCTGATCTGGCTTTAGCGGCCCTAGCAGCAGCACTAGAACGACAACGATCTATTACCTCCTGGAACCAGACGGTTAGTTTTTCACGGCCTTCGGGGAGGATCATTTCGTCACCCGATTCTCAGGTAGCGGGGTACGGCCGTCATAGTCCCGATGAAACTGCCGGACATGATCAAGGTACAGCTTCAGTTCAGTGAAGCGCTTGTAACAGAGCGGACATATAAACGCGCGAGACACCGTTGTCACCCGTTACCCCATTGGCCTTTCAGACCGGGCGGCGGCTGCGGAACACCTGTCGTCGCCGCCTGTATCGCCCCGATCGCCTTCGCGCCGGTCGTGCGCTCCCGACCTTTCTTGGACATGGCGATGGCATCTGTGGTCATGCCGATCCCGGCTTGCCACGGATTATAATCCGGGGCCATGCCCTTCACCTGCTGGAGATACTCTTGGCTGGGCTGCACGGGCTTGGCGGCGACATCGCCCTCACGGAGATTGTCCTTGAGGTCGGTTATCCCGGCGGGTGACGCCTCCAGGTCACGATAGGCTTGATCGGTGGCTCTGGCCAAGGCGCTGCCGCCGATGTTGAGCTTGCTGGGGACGAAGTCCGGATCAGTGCCGACGTAGCTGCCACAGGACTGGCAGAAATCAGGGAGGCGGTCGGCAACCACCGACCATTTCTCCCCGCAATCCGGACAGCGGACCGTGTAGCGCCACGCCATGGATCACCGCCAGCGGCTACCAGCAGGCCGGTTGCCGAATTTGGGCGGCTCTTTTGCTGGAGGCTCGCGCTGTGGCGTCGCCGGAGGAGCAATAATGCCCTCCAGCACCCGGGAGACGAACAGAATTATTCCTTCATCCTTGCCGGCGTCAATCAGGCCGTACAACTCAGCAGCCTTTGCTGCCAAATCACGCAACTTTGCAACGTCCTCAGTGGGACCCATCATAACCCATACGCCACTTGGCGCGATCCACTTGGGAGCAGTATACTCCTCCAAGATCTCATTTTTCTTGATCTGTTGCTGCGGCTCCATTTCCTTCTTGTTCAGATACGCCTGATAAATATCCAGCGCATTCTTTGCGGTAATTCCCATCTCCTCCTCCATCACCATTGCCAGCGGCCACCTCTTCTGGCCGCCCGCGCCATCCTCGCCCGGCTGCGCTTCTGTTCCGAGAAAAAGCTGCCCACCAGCCGCTCGCTGAACAACGCCTGCATGTCCACGGGCGACAGGTCGCGGCGCTTGGCCTCGTTCTCCCGGGTGCGGTCCTGGGCAATCAGCCGCTTGCGTTCGCTATCATCCCACGCCCGGCACGCCAATGCCAGTGCCATCACGCGGTCGTCATGCCGGTGCTCAGGAGCCGCAATCGACCCCTGGTCGCGCTGCACCAGCGCCATCTCCTCCAGGCAATCGAAGGATTTGATCCGGATCTGGCCGAGATGGAACAGGTCCCGGAGCCGGGTCATGATCTGTTCCTTACGCTTGGCATTAGTTTCCCACTGGAACATGGTCGGGTTCTTGGAGAGGCTGTCCTGCCGGTACCAGAGATACTGCCGGACATGATCGAAGATGTTCGTCATGCCCCGCTCCAGAGCCGCCTCGCGCAGATAACCTCGGGTGAGCAGGATTTCGAGGGTGCGGAACTCGTTCCAGACGGTGTGGCCGGGGCCGTTCAGTTCGATAAGAAGACGTGCATTGCCGTAGACACCGCATAGATGAGCCAGAGCCCAAGCAAACTGGTAATCAACAATCCGAGTCGTATTGAATTCAGCAACTTGGTCCAGTCCATCGGCATAACAGCGGAGAACCTGGGCGGCAAACCGGTCGCTGTCTTCGTTCGAGCCGAAGGCGGGGTCGGCGCCGATGACGTATACACCAGTCGGATCGGGCTCTTCCCAGACCTTGAGCATTGCTCGTCTTGTGACATCAGCCGGTTCCATGATGGTGGCGAGAAAATCCTCGCTCATATAATAATTGTAACCCTTGCATTTGAGCCGGGCGACATCGCGCATCGCCAGGGACAACTTCTCATTGGGAAAGAAGTCGGCCCCCGACTTGATGAACGCCTCTTCCTCGTACCAGGGCAGTTCCTGGGTGATGATGTCCTGGCCGGCATGCTCCCGGTCGTCATTGGC